ATATTAATAGGATCTGGATATATTTCAGGATCTAATCGATATTCAATACGGGTACCCGTCTTTTTGGACTTGCGTCCTTTCTTTAATTCTTGACTTAAGATACCTTTTTTAAAACCGATAGACCATTCATATCCGTCTCGCCATACTGTAGCATTAAAATATTCGGAGACTGCATTAACGCAGCTACTTCCCACGCCATTAAGTCCACCAGTAGTAGACATTTGTCCACTGATGGAATTAAATTTTCCACCTGCATGCAAGGAGCCCAGAGCCAACTGCACTTGAGGAACTTTATATTTTTCATTAAGTGCTACCGGAATACCACGACCTTCGTCTGTGATAATCATTACTTGAGTATCGGGATTGTATTCTACAGTTATACATTTACCATAACCAGTAACGAATTCATCGACAGCATTGTCGATAATTTCATGAGCACAATGATTTGGGCCATTCAAGTACATTTCTTTTCGCATTCGAACATTGTCCGGATATTCGAGCACTAAAATTTCTTGTTCAGCCATTAGTATACGTGATCCTCGTCTGCAATTAAATCATAGTATCGATACAATACTGCACGAACTGTTTCATTAATAGACTCCGGTAAGCTAACATCTTTATTTAAAGTTACCTCTGCTTTAAATTTTCTAGGTTTAACGATTAAACCGTTAGAAGTAGTTAGCATATCGATACGTCCATGTCTACCTGAAATACCAATTCTAAATACGAATTGGAACAGTCGTCCATCATAGTCGACTTGATATGGTGTACCATATTTTTGTTTAGATAAAGCTTCGCCGACATGTCCAGCGATATTATCGAGGTCACTTTTTAGCTCTTGTTCTTTTTTGATAGCGTCTTCCCAGGCTTTAATTCCCTGGTCAATATTATCTAAATAATCCATTAGTATCCTTTCTTTTTAAAAAGAAAAACTGGGTGCAGCGATCACCACCACACCCAGTATACCATAGATTAGCCCAATAAATCTACAACAGGTTTTGTGTCGGCTTTTGGAGCGTCGGCAAAGCTATCGAAGTTAGAAGCTTCGGATGCACCAGAACCATCACGATGTTCAAAATACATGTTGTCTACGATTACGTCAGTAGTATATACTTTAGTACCGTCTTCTTTTTCATAAGAACCAGTACGGATAGCACCTTGTACAATAACTTGTTGACCTTGGTTTTTATGAATTAAATCGGCAGTCATTCCAAATGCTGTACATGTAATGTTATCCCAATCTGGATATTCAGCATCTTTTGATTTGAAATTACGTTGAGAGGACAAAGAGAAACGCAACATAGATCTCTTTTCGCCTTCACCAGGTTTATAAGTATAAATACCTTTACCTTCAGAATTAACACGGCCTTGAAGAATTACTTGATTTAACATGATTAAAATTTCCTTTCGATAATTAAAAAATTATTTAAATAATATATATCTTAAGCATTACATTATGCTTTAAGAACAGACAAAATGGCTTCGATGTTATAACGATTTAATTGTTTAACATCGTTCAATACGCCACCAGATAATGCCTCCATAGCTTCTACGATTTGTTCGTCAGTATAACGATTAATTTCTTCACGCAAATCTAAATAGTGAGCTAAGTAATCTAAGTAATACGGAGTGATATTAGATAAAGAAACTTGATTTTTATCTTCGTCTTCAAGAATTTCGTCTAAATATCCTTGTAATACTTTTTGATTTCCAGCATCTTCTTTTACGAACGTTCTGATTTTGACAATTTTAGCCGCCATTTCTTTAGCGATCATTTCTGTCATTTCATCTTCACGTTTGTATTTGCTAACATAGCAATCGAGCTGACGTTCATCGAATTTAAGAGCTTCGACAACTTCAGGATCGGCTTCACCTTTAGCATCGAGCTCAGCTGTTTCTTCAGCAAAAGATTTAAAACCGTTATCAGCTTCATAGTCGACATCTTCAGAACCTAAAAGTTCCATTGGGGATTTGTCTTCGATCGGATTACCGTCGAAGTCAGTCACTGGAACTTCTTCAGAGTCGAGGATTTCTTCGGTAGAAGTTTCTTCTACCTTTTCTGCAGGAGCTGGTTCTTCAACAACGACTTCTGGTTCTTCAGCTTCAGTAGCAACTGGTTCACTTTTAGTTTCTTCCTTGACCAGTTCAGCTTTGGGCTTCCGACCACGCTTTTTAGGCTTTTCTTCCTTCGGCTTTGCCTCATCTTCAGCCTTTTCTTCGATCTCATGTTTTACAGCATGAGCATCGAGAGAAGAAATAATGCCACTATTATACATATCCAATAACAATTTACTAGATGCTGTATTAAAAGTGGCGGGGTCTTCGTCTAACAGACGTTTAGCAATGACCAACAAATGGTCAAATGCTTTCTCAGTGTAATTCAATTACCTTTCCTCCTTGTTTAAATAATATGAATATTTATTATTAACATCTTCCGAGGTAATACGAATTTCTTTCGTATTCTCGTCGATGTCAAATAATTTATCGTCGACTAAACCTTGTACGACGCTTTTTAGTGCACGAGCACCTGTTTTTCTGTCATACGCAAGTTTAGCGATAGTATCGATAGTATCGTCATCGAAATTAATTTCGATATCATACATACCGATTAATTCTTTAATTTGCTTAAAGATTGCATGTTTCGGAGTCGTTAAAATTTGTTTTAAGTCTTCGACACTCAATTCTTTAAGCGGGCAAATTACTGGTAATCGGCCCAATAATTCCGGAATAATACCAAAATTATCGAGATCTTCAGGTAAGATATAATCGATTACGTCGTTATATTTAGATTTTTCTTCCAATACGTCTTTAGATGCTTCACTAGAGAAGCCGAGGCCCGTATCTAAATCTTTATTTAACCTTGCCGCAATCTTCTTTTCAATACCGGTAAATGCACCACCACAAATAAATAGAATATTAGTAGTATCGATTTCAACAGTAGGAGATGACATAGCAAATCCACCTTGTTGATCGTTAGACTTAATAGCGACTTTACCGCCTTCAACAAGTTTTAATAATTCGTATTGTACGTCACGACCACCGATATCACTACCTTGAGAACCGGCATTTTTAGGATCTCGAGCCGCAATCTTATCGATCTCATCTATGTAGACAATACCTTGTTGAGTTCGTTCGACATCGTTACCGGCTTCACGATATAATTTGGCTAAGATGCTGTTAACATCTTCTCCCACGAACCCACTTTTTGTTAAACTTGAAGCATCGACAATGACACATGGTCGACCAAGATATTTTGCTAACTGTTTAATCAAGAATGTTTTCAGTTATGTTATCGTAAAAGTTTTTTATCTTCTACTTCTTATAGTTTCCTATAAGCTCAGCATACCTTTTTAGCGTATATTTTTTTACCAAACGCTAGAGCGGCCTCGTGGTAGAATTATATTCTTATTTAAAAATAAGTTTCATCTACTATGCGTTGCCCCTGACTAGAATATTATTTCTAGCCTTCGGTTCAGATTAGCATATGCATTTTATACACTTAGCCTTCCTGCTTAATTCCGCTCAAATAATCCAGAAGTTCATGGTTTTTCTTCTGGAACGGCACAATCTATATGAGATAAATAATTTTGATATTTACGATCTAAATAAATATTTGCATTTTTATATAATTTTTCTAGGAAAATAAAATAATCTTTTTTGTTTTGAACGCTTAATCTATAGGCGTCTTCCCATATAGTAATTTTTGGATCAATATTACAATATTTTTTTATCCAATTAGATATTGTATCTAAAATACTTTTACTTTTAATAACTAATTTGAATACATAATTTCCTTTACGTTTATTTATAGTTCCGTCTCCGTCGCTATACCCACGTAAATAATGGAAAATCAATTCTTCGTTATCGCTAAATATTTCTTCATTAATAAAACCAATATAAGTTTTATTAGGAATAACACCATAACTAATAAGTTTACTTGTTAAATGTTGTGATGATATTGTAATTGAACAAATTTCGGAAATTTTTCCTGTACAAGTTTTTCTTGATCTTTCTCTTATAATATGGTTACTTTTAATGCTTTTTTTAAAGGCGTTTAATATTTCAATATCTTTTTTGCCTATTTCTATTGTCATTTGAGCAGGATTATTATTTTTACCTAATTTTGTATAGCCGTCAGCCATAATAAAACCAAGCCAATAGGCTTTCTCTTCATTGTCAATAGAATCAAAAAAGTTTTTATCATAAGTTATATCTTTTTGATAATTTTTATCATTTTTAATTAAATTATTTTCTTTTAAATAGTCATATAATGTATTTTTACCTATTTTAAATTTTTTAGCGCAATTAATAATAGAAATTTCATTTTCAGAGTAATATTTAGCAGCTTCTATTATTGTGCTTCTAGGAACTAATTTTGGTTTAATGGTTTTTATACCATTTTCTTTAAGCACTTTAGAAACAGTATGATAACAATTTACATTATATTTTTCAGCTAAACTTCTTATAGAAGTTTCCCCTGGAATATAATCTTTTATTAATTTATCTTTTATTGATCTAGCATATTCAATTTCTTTACCTTGATTATGCATTCTTTTAATGCCTCTTTTTCTAATTTGGCCTCGTAAGGCAGAGGCAGATAAATTATGTTTTTCTGCTAAATCTTTTACTGTAATATTTGAACTTAAATATTCTGCAATATATTTATTATATTCGTCATATTTCATTTTTACTGTAGCTCCTGTTAAAATAATATTATATTAATAATTTAATTATATATTACATGGAAACTACAGTCAATACATGATTTATTTATCTTTTATAAGTACCCGATCCCGTGCTACCAAGCATGATTATATTGGATTTCTCCACATCAATGCCGACATCTTTTTTCTTAAATGCATTATATTCAAGAAGCTTAGTATGATTAGTAATCGCGACACTAAGAATTTTCTTAGCATTATCTTGATTGATTACACTTTCGTCCAAGTAGGCCTTAATTTCTTTAGGCTTGATATCGGATTTCTGAATCTTAGAAGATTTTTTCTTCTTAGGTTTTTCATCGTCTTCGTCGCCTAAAGATAAACCTAAGATATCATCGATATCAAAATCGCCTTCATCGTCTTGAACTTGAGATGCCATTTTCATGACACATTCTTGACAAATAGCGATATTTTTATTAACGGAAGATTGGAAAGTAATATTATGACTTTTTTGATCGTCGATATCTTTACCGCAATAGCTACATTTCATTACTTGCCCTCCTTTAAAAAATATACTTAAATATAAATAAATATATAATATTATATATATTATTCTAACCAATAAATTTTATTAAATTGCCAAAGCAATTTACATTTTCGTGCATTTACTTTTTTACAATGTTTAGTTTTTGATTGAAAATTTAAAGCTAGTTGTTCTGGATATAAAGCCGTAACATAACCTGTATGAGTTTCGCCATTTTTATATGTATAAGAAACTAAATCTCTATGCTTAATTCCTAATACGTTATCAGTTTTTGCTTTTGATTTTCTTCTTATCGGTTTAATAATCCATTCTTTTATGTTACAAGAGTCTGGGATACTATCTGCAATACATATAGCATCGTTGTTATGAGACTTTTCTATATCCCAGTGAATTCTTTTATTTGCAGTTTCGCCACCATTAGTCAAATACAATAATCCCAACTCAGATATTTTTGTTCGCAAATAATGTTTACCTTGCATAACATGCATTGCATAATCAAAACGTTTAGGCTTAGAATTAATAATTTTAAAGTATTTATCTTCAAAATCTTTTTCTTTACCTTTTGTTTTGTCATGACATTTAGAGCAAAGCGTAATTAAATTTCCAATAGTATTTGCTCCGCTATATTTTTTTGCTTGTATGTGATGTACTTCTAATTTACAATTAGATTTTCCACATTCTTGACATTTATAACCATCACGAATAATAGCAGCTTTCCTAAGATTTTCATCTAAACGATTAGATTTTTGATACTGCCATTTATAAGGTTTATAATCATCCGTCATCGCACGAATATCTATACAAACATCTTCAAGATAATATTCTTTAATATGTATCCATTTATTTAATTGATATAATACTCTTAAAATAGCATCTTTTTTTTGCTTAATACTCGGTGCTAATCTACCAATTCTTTTAGAAGATGCACGATTATTAAATCTCATCGGTCTATATCTTTTATGATAACGATGATAACGTCTATATCCACGCCTAACATCCATTAAGTGTTTTACATCTTGACGTTGTTCAATAGTTCCTTTAAAGACTACTTTGTTTTTAGTAGGACACTTTTGAACAACAGCTAAACCAATATGTGCAGAACCATCATCTATACCACAAACCATATAGCTTTTATCATTTTCATCAAACTTAACTTTTTTCTCTAATTGAATTACCATAGGATATTTAGATTTTAATTTTGCTCTGTTTTTTCTAATTAGATACCATCCTTTATTCACTTTTGTTGGTGCTAAAGGTTGATTATTTTTATCAATTACAAAGCAATATTTAATTTTATTTTCCATCTCTGGACACCTTCCTTGCGGAGAATTTTTCGTCTTGCCAATGTCGTGGAGGGTACATGTGTTTCTCTGTTATCTATACAGAACATTAGTATAGTTTCTTGATTGGCACTCACAGAGCTTCAGACTGACGAGCACATCTAAAGGTGTGTCTTTAACCCTTTCCATAACGTAGTTCATATCTGCAACATATCTTTCGATAGCAGCAGTCACTGAGGCTAGAAACCTATTATTAAGTAAATATAAATAAGAAATATAATATATATTTGTCCACTTATTCGTATTTTTGTTTATAAAATAAACTACTTAATAATTAGTCCTTCGCTTTAATAATTTCATCGATAAGACCCATATC